TCAGAATCTCAAGGCTATCTACCCGGACCTGCTCATTCTCTCCCCGATACACGCTTTCAGCTTCGAGAGCGTGACGGCTCCGCAGGACTGGGTACTCGGGCAATGCTTGAGGCTGATTGAAAAAGCTGATGAACTCTGGCTCTTCGGCGACTGGCGAAATAGCACCGGTTGCGTGATGGAGAGCGTGTATGCGCGGCGGATCGGCAAGAAGGTTATCGACATGACCGACGCGGAAGAGGCTGAGTCGAACGAGGAAATACTGAGGAGGCTGGCGTGATGGAAGACTTGAAGGATTTTTTGGACAGCGTGCTGCCGGGAGACGAGGACGAGGAGGACGAAGACGAATGAGGTTCACTCCCGGAGCGGTAGCGCCGATTGAGTGGGAAGAATCAGACGATGACGAATAAAAACCGCCCCGGCAAGGGCGGTAATCGAAAACAGACGCTGTTATTTTATCACGGAGGTGACGAAATGAAAATTGTTAATTCCATCATGGAAGCCATCGACGACAACGTCACCGATGCCCTCTGCACAGGATGCGAGTGGCGTGATCATTTCCCCGCGACTCGTTACTGCCCGGAAGAATGGGTATGCCCGGCTAACTTCGACCCATCCGACAGCTCATGCGGAAAGCACCGGGAATACCTGCGGCTGAAAGGGATGGCGAGGAAGATAGAGGAAGAGTTGGAGCAATGGCTGAAATCCTGACGAGCACAAAGGACATGGAACGGGAGGAGTGGCTCGAACACCGCCGCACCGGCATCGGGGGTTCCGACACGCCGGTTATAGTCCTAGGGAATGACCACCCCTTCACCTCTCCACGGGAGCTGTGGGAGCAGAAGGTTGGAATTCGCAAGGACGACAAGCCGACACCGCCCATGCTCCGGGGAACAGCCCTCGAACCCACGGTTGCCACCCTCTACGCCGGGGAGACGGAGCGGAAGGTCCAGAGGGTGAACGCCATCCTTCGCCACCCTGACCATGACTGGATGATCGGAAACATCGACCGGCAGATCGTCGGGGTGAAGGGGCGAACGCCCGGGATACTTGAGATAAAATGCCCCGGACTTCGGACCTTCGGCAAGATAAAACGTGAAGGCATTCCCGACTATTACCAGCTTCAGATGCAGCACTACCTGGCTGTAACCGGCCGTACCTGGGGCGCATTCGCGATATTCAACGCCGAGATGTGGGAGCTGATCCATTTTGACGTTGATCGGGACGATGAGCTGATAGACCTGATCATCGAGCGAGATGAGGCCTTCTGGCAGCTTGTGCAGGACGGCACTCCTCCGGAGGAGAAGGCCTTGACCAACCCTGACATTCCACCCCTTCAGACGGGGACGGAGCTGGTCCAGATTGAGTCTGACGGGTGGGCGCGGGCCGTTGAAGACCTGCGGGCGGCACGGGAGATCCTTGCTGAGGTGAAGGACCTTGAGGAGTCTGCAAAGGAGCGACTGCAGAACCTCATGTCCGTGCAGGGGGCCGTCGCAGCCGAGGGGGCCGGACTGAGAGTGTATTGGAAAGAGCAGCCGGGCCGGGAGACCTTCGACCATCGGACCTTTGCGAAGAAGCATCCTGAGCTGATTGAGGCGATGAAGCCGTATTTTAAGCGGGGAGATACCTTCCGCAAATTCAGCCCGTATTTTTTGAAGGAGGGAACAGGACATGAATAATACAGCACTTGCAATGAATCAGAATACCCCAAGCTCGATAGCCTACGCCGACCCGGCAGCGGTTGCGGCAGCAGAGGCGGCGAAAGCACGGATACAGGCGGCCTATATCATGGCCATGCAGCGGCCCCGGAGCTATGACCAGAGCCGGGTGAAGATCCTTGAAGCCTGTTCCCGCCCTTCCTTTGCCGAGAAGGTGGAGTACAGCAAGCCGGTTGGGGGCGGACGCCCGATTGTGGGACCGTCCATCCGTTTCGCTGAGCTGGCCCTCCGGGAGTGGGGGAACATCGCTTACGAAAATCAGGTGGTCTATGACGACGAAACGACCAGAAGAATCAACGTGACCATCACGGACCTTGAGACTAATACCACCTTCAGCGCATCCATTCAGATCAACAAGACTGTCGAGCGGAAAAAGAGCGAGGGGCGGGAGGTCATGAGCGAGCGCATCAACTCCTACGGAGAAAAAGTTTTCATCGTTAAGGCCACGGAGGACGAGATAGCGAACAAACAGGGCGCCGCCGTGAGCAAGTCTCTCCGAAACGAGGGGTTGCGGCTCATTCCTCAAGACATCATCGAGGAGGCTCTAGAGAAGGCGCGGGAGACGGTGAACCGCAAGGACAAGGCCGACCCGGACGCCGCACGGAAGAAACTTGCTGACGCCTTCGCCGCAATCAGAGTCATGCCCTCCGATCTCGAAGCCTATCTTCAGCATCCTCTTTCGCAGACAAGCCCGGCGGAGCTTCAGGAACTGCGGTCAATCTATCAGACCATTCGGGACGGAGAAGCAAAGTGGATCGACTTCGTCAACAAGCCGGAGGAAGAGCCTTCCACAGCGGCGGAGGAAGCGAAGAGAAAATTGCACACACTGAAGTCGAAGATGAAGGATGACGACTTTGGAACGTCTATCCGGGAAGAGATGCCGAAGATGAACGAGACCATTTTCCCTGAATCTGATGTGAACGGCGGGGCGTGATGACCCCTGTGATGATTGAGGGGGAGGGCTGCAAAGCCTTCCCCGTTTAGTGAGGGGGCGGCGTAGTCCGCCCCTTTTCAGAGCGGAGGTATGTAGATGCGGTCCCGGAATATCAAGCCTGGTTTTTTCAAGAATGATGAATTGGCCGCCCTTGACCCTCTGGCCCGCATATTGTTTGCCGGGCTGTGGTGCCTCGCCGACAGGGAAGGGCGACTGGAAGACAGACCGCTCCGTATTAAGGCGGAGGTGCTTCCCTATGACTCCTGCGACGTTGATTCCCTTTTGTCGAGCCTGGACGATGCCGGTTTCATTCTCCGTTACCAGGCTGACGGTGAGAGGTATATCCAGATCACCCATTTCCTCAAGCATCAGAATCCCCATGCGAGAGAGAAGGAAAGCGAAATACCGCCCTGTCCGGATCACGACGGCGGAAAGAAAATGCCAAGGCACAACCTAGGCAGTGCCAAGGCACAACCTAGGCAGTGCCGAGACACGAAAAAGGCACAGACGAGCCCGGCTGATTCTCTGATTCCTGATTCTCTGATTCCTGATTCTCTGATTCCTGATTCTCTGATTCCTGATTCCGATCACCCCCCTATCCCCCCTGAAGGGGGGAAGGACCGTTACGCCGGCCCGACGAAATCACGCAGCGGCCAGCCGGGTGACGCCTGCCCTCAGGAAGGAATCATCGCCCTGTACGGCAAGATGCTCCCAATGCTCCCTCAGCCTGATATGTGGGGAGAACCGCGACGGAAAAAACTCAAGGCAGCCATCAAGGCGCGATGGCGAGAGCAAAAGGAATATCAGACCCTCTTCTGGTGGAGGAACTTTTTCCAGTCGGTAAGGGCAAGCCCGTTCCTGCTCGGCGAGAATGACCGGGGCTGGCAAGCGGACCTGGAATGGCTTATGCGACCAACGAACTTTGCCAAGGTCATCGACGGAAAATACCGTGTCCGTGGAAGGCCGAAAGACGATTATTCCAGCACGGATCCGGAAGAAATTCTGCGGGAGGCCTTTGGAACGGCTGATCCCTTTGGCTGCAGCAAGAAAGAAGACCCTATCGACGTGGAATGCAGGCCTGTCAAAGAGTGTCGTGAAGGGGGGATATTGTCTCATGGACCGGAATGACTGGGGGCCGTTCTGCAAGCTTCTGAAAGCTGCCGACGAACTCACCGCCGGGAAACCGAGGAGCGGGGAAGCGGTCGGGCTCATGTTCCGGATACTGGAGGAATTCACTATTGACGAAGTCTCCAAGGCGATTAAAGAGCACATCCGGACCTGTAAATTTGCCGTCCAGCCTGCGGATATTTTTCGGATTCTGCAGGGGAGCGCGGAAGAAAAATCCACGGTGGCGTGGAGAGTCTTTTTGAGGGCTCTGGATCGGTTTGGCTATTACACCTCTGTGCGATTCCCTGATCCGGCGTATCACTACGCTATAGAGCATCTCGGAGGGTGGATTCGCCTTGGAGAATCATGGCACATCCTGTCTGAAAAAGAGATCGAATTCAGGGGACGGGAATGGCGGCGCCTATATGAGATTGGTCTCCGGGTGGCCTCATGGACTGGAGAGGATGGAAGACTTTGCGTCCCGCCGTATTTCCCTGGATATCACGAGTGGCACAACAAGTCCGGAGGATATCTCGAACACGTCCCGCCTGTAGTGGACATCTCCGATGGCAGTCTGATATTTCCGGCAGCTCTGTCGGAGGGAAGCAAAAGCGGCATTAGTTATTTGACTGCCCGGGCGGTGACAGACGGATCTGTGGTTAATGCTGAAAGAGGCGATCGGGATGAATGAAACAAAGACACCAACCAACGAACCAAAGTTCACCAAGGAAGAGCTCCTGGCGAAGCGGTCTGAAGTCGAACGGGAGGTCCTCAAGGTCAAAAAGCAGCTCGACACGGAGATATCGATGCTCTTCCCTACCTTCCGGGACCGGATCGAGCGCAAGCTGAACCGCCTCGGCGGGGAGATCCTGATGATTGACCGGGAGCTTGACGAGCGCTCTGGCCAAACGACGCTGTTTTAGGAGGGGGATTCAATGGCAAGAGGTTTCAATAAGCGGACATCCCGTTCTGATGCTCCCGTCGCGGAGATAGTCCTCACCGGGCTGCCGCCATCCCTGTGGACCGCATACCACCAGCGCAGGGGCGGACACGGCAAATGCCTGACGAGCAAGGCCGCCGAGTGGAAGCGCGGGGCAGTCTACGAGGCGCGGGGGGCGTACCACGGACATCCGCTCAACGGCAGACTCGACGTGCAGGTCACGTTCAAAGTCCGCTCCCGCGGCCGCTGGGACATCGACAATCGCTACAAGCTGCTGCTTGACGCGCTGACCGAGGCCGGCGTTTGGGCCGACGATTCTAAAATAGACGATCTTCGAGGCGTTGTTGAGATCGACGGACGGCGCAAGTCGCCGGAGACGGTTATCACAATATGGGAGGTTGCTTGATGGGAGATCACACAGACCTTGAAGTACGGGCGCGTGAGCTGGAAAAACGCCTGACGGTGGTGTACGACGAGATACTAAATCTCCCTGACCATGCTCCGTTGAGAGCGCTCAAGGAATCGGAATACGAGCGGATTTTGAGCGAATACAAATCTGTCCAGCGGGACATGATGGCGGCGCAGGGACAGATAGCACTTTTCGAGGAGG